CCGCTGGGGTGCTCGTTGCCAGAACCAGATCGATAGCAATGTTGTCCGTGGTAGCCCAACCACCATCGAACATATAGGCCATTGCCTCGTCGTAAATCGTAATATCTCCTACTGCCACGCTATTCTCCTATCGCCGTTACACGCTCAATTAACCCGTCCTCGTCGCGCTCTATAGTGAACTCGAAGCGAGGTTTCTTTTTGATTGGCTTCCGTCGTAATGACGCACTAATTCCATCTAACGCATCCAGAACCGGGGATAGATCAACCTCAGGCGGTTTCTCTATAGCCGGAAACTCTGGAAACTCAGGTATTTCTACCTGCGGGATATCCCGAATTGCCTGAAGCAACTGGTTGCCAACCATATCAATGCTCGACAGAACCGCACTCATCACCCGCTCTGAATCTGTAGATGATTGCTGCTGCCCGCTTGATACAGACGACGCCAGAGACTTCAACTCTTTAACAAGATCCTCAATCCCCTCCAGATCGACCTTAACGAAGGCTTGTGGTGGGCGGGATCTTTCGGAAAGCGCGGCCCTCAGTTTAGATGGCATCGCCATACTCCAGCCTGTCGTTTATGGACTCAATTGCGTCTACCACGCCCTTAACGACCGCATCGTTTTCGATATCCTGTGCTCTCGCTTCTTCCATAGTCTTGAGCGTCTGCGCCTCTTTCAGTTTGCCCTCGCGCTCCATATTCTGAAGTTCCTTCTGCATCTTCTGCATCTGGATCATCAGCTCGTTTTGCTTCAGTTCCATCTCAAAACGCTTTCTCTCACTATCAGTCTGCGCTTGCTGGGCCTTCAACTGGAGATCCTTACCCCGAAGATCAAGGTCAGCCTTAGCCAGTTCCAGCATGGGATCAGGCGCCGGTTCCGGAGGTGGCGGAGACTTAGAAGGATCGTTGAAGTAGGACTGAGCATCCCCCAACCCTGCCGCTTGAACGATTTCCTCCAGCGCGTTGTAAATCTTCTGAGGATCTGACAAGTTCACGGCCATCGCCTCTTTCTGGAGGTTCAACAGTTGAAATAACAGGCTGATCTTCTGGTCTTTGTTATTGAACCCCAACCCTACATTCACCGAGACGTTGGTGCGCTCATCCCACATTGAAGGATTGAACGTAATCCACTCCCCCCGAAGGCGGACGGTTTTCTCAATATCAATATACGTTCTCAGGATGGTGTGCATCTTCATCATCAACTGGCGGAATCCAGTCTCGGCAAAGATCCGCACGATCATCTCGATACGCTGTGAGGCTTCCTCTAACGCGCTCCTGAAGGCACCCATCGTGCTCTGCTGCAAGATGCTTGGGTCCAGGCTCAACTGCGGCGAGACACCTGTGCGGACGTTCTGAAGGTCACTCATGCCCTGGATAACAGGGAGAATATCGCTCACGATAGGCTGAACGACTTCCTCTCGAATAGCCATCGGATCACGAGCAGGGACGAACTCGCTTGTTACGTCCAGTAACACATCCAGCGTTCCGCCTTCCTGGCTGAGAAACTGCTGGCCTACGTATTTTCTGCGGACGTTCATCTTGTAGATGTTGTCGAGTAGCTGGCGCCATAAAGTCGTCTTGATGACCTGGATATCCTTCACCAGATCCGCATAAGGCATTCCCGCGTGCTTGTGCTGCATGAGAATCGAGGACAACGCCACAAACGGCTGATAATCGACTTCCTCATTCTCAAATATTCTGTCACCTATCGTGACAATCCTTCGATGCTCGGCTATCCCATCGTCATCGGTATCAATGTGGATGTAGCACTCATGGACCCAGAACTTCTGCATCCCGGGTACATCTTCTGAATGGTCCTCATCCTCGAAGAACATGCGATTTTCGCGTTCCTCGCCCGTGTCGTAATCATCCGCGCCAACATCTTCGAGTTCGTCTCGCGAATAACCATCAGAGATCAACTGAGTCAGGGTTTTTCTGGTGCGCTGGATGACACAATCCGCCTCATCCAGGTCGATGCTCATGCAGTCAGCGTCTACCAGTAACTGCTCTGGGGGTATCGGGACCAGCACAACTTTCTTCTCGGTCCATTTGTACCGATAATCGATGTCGAACGTCTCAATAGGGCCAAGTTCAGTCATCTGAACCGTGGACTCCTGCCCTAAAATCTCCATCTCGCCGTTTTCGTTCAGGCTTTCCCACAACGCGTTAAGCTGTCCTGAATCAATCCCGTACTTCTGGCTCCGCTTCGACTTCTTGCAATCCTCTACAGCGAGCTTTATGTACCCATTGGGATACAGAAGGGCGTCCTTCACCCAATGGTGGATAGCCAGAAAGCCGTTGTTTTCTTTGAGCGCGTAGTGGTTGGCAATGTCCGTCTCTTGCTCTGCCTGCGCCTCATCCTCCTGGCCTACAGGCTCATAAGATACGATCCTATCTCCGGAAGTGAACACTCTGAGGATAGAAGGCATGGCCCACTCGATTGTTTCAAGAACCTCGCGGGTAACCACGCTTGAGTAACCATCTCGCTCATTCCCATACGGCTTGCCCACGTAGTAGTTGAAGTTCTCGCTGCGAGCCTGGGAAATATCGCCATCGTCGTTATTCAGGCTGGATTCTATCTTCCGGCCCAAGTAACTGATGATCTCGTTGTCGGTCAAACGCGCCATGCTGCTTCCTGCTGAAATCTGTTTTTAACGATCCGGCCGCGCCGATCCGACATTGGTTTAGCCTCCAGCCACCCGGCTGATGCAGAAAATCCCTGGCCAAACTGCCTGAATGCGTCGGCATAGTTGCTCGCCCAATTGTGAAGCGGCGCCTGGCGAAAGGTCTGATTGTTCTCATCATAGCGATACTGGTAGTTGCTCAACGCATCAATCAGACCGCTACACTTATCCTCATCAAAGTAGCAGGCATGGAATGCCCGTCGGGTCTGCTCTATGCCTTCGTTCACCGAGGGAGTGCGAGGCACCACTATCAGTGGCTTAACGCCGCCAGCCTCAAGGATCTCTCTCCTGCTACGGTTGGTGGATAACTCCGTCACATCTACATCATGCGGAAGATAGTGGTCCCCATAGTGGATCTCGTGCTTATCCTTCCAGTCGTGAAGGTAGTTGATGTAATGATCCAAGCCGACAAAGTTGTGCTCATAGGAGTAGACAAACCGATTCTCTAGCCCCACCCGCTGATGAAATACAATGGCCGTGGTGTCGTTCCTGCCCAGATCCCAGAAGGTGTTTATAGGAACCCCGCGCTCTATAGGAACCCCGCATATACGCCCTTCACGACGCGCTCGCTTCAGTTCGTTGCCGTATACAGCACCTTCGGCAAACTCGCGTAACTCACCTTCCCACACATGCCGGTATAGATCCTCGTCTACCTGCCGGTCATGCTCCATCTCCTGGCGCATTTCATCGGTGAACCACGGATTGTCTCGCCATGAAACCTGCCGCACATACGCATACTCAGGCGGCGTGACCACAAATCTCTTATAGGTAGGGTCAGTCTTGAGCCGGGGGTTGAACGAAACCCAGACCTCTGACCCGGCCTTGCGGATCGTGGGCATAAGAAGTTGCCACGATTCTTCACTTACAACCTGTGCTTCCTCAACCCAACAGCGATCTATGCCCTCCATACTTTTGATCTTATCGACGTTTCGACTCAGCCCTTCAAATATGAACTCTGTGCCGTTCTTTCCTCGTATCGAGCGATCAGTGATGGCGTAGAACGGACCTAAGCCAAGGTTGTCGACCTGTTCAGCGAGCAGTTTGTGTACTGACTCCCTGATACTGTTCTGGATCTCCCTGGCACACAGAACTCTTATGGGCTTCTGATATCCCTGTAGTAGAAGTGCTCTGGCGAAAGCCCAACTCTTAGCGCCTCCTCTACCCCCATAGAACACCTTTATCCGGTGAGGGACAAACAGTTCCTCAAAGGCGTCTGAGAACTCAGCCTCAATCGCCTGCATGTTTGAAGATCACGTTGATATTGAGGGGCAGGCCGCCTTCCCCGAAGGTCAGCGTTTCTTCTCTGCGGTCCTTCCACTCATCGGGAGCGCGGTTTTTCAGGTAGAAGATCTGGGCTGTTACGTTGCCATCCATAGCGTTCTGGTAGAGGGCGTTACTCACATGGCCGACGCCCATAGCCCTTCCAGTTTTTATGGCTTCTTCTAATTCAGGATATTGCACCTTTTTGGCGCAGAGCGTGCCTGTGGCTATGCCAAGCACCCTGCTTATTTGATTTAGGGTCAATCCCTTGGAGGCCAATTCCATAGCCTGTTCGCAGACTGTCTCTGTAACTGCGAACGCTGGCCTGCCAATTTTGTTAGCCATCAGCCCGTCCCCACCTGTACAGGTCATCAGCATACCGCATCTCTAATTCAGGGAGCCGGTAGGCTGGTGTTTCTGCAGGTTCGCTTTGGTTAAGGTGCTTGAGTGTTCCCTTCCCTACTACCTCTGGCCAGAGATCGTTTATGCGCTCGAACCTGTATATTTCAGTTGGGAGAAAAAATCTCGTATACGTAACCATAGGGACTTGGGGATTCCAGTGTCGATTATCATAGGTTTTATCTAAAATTCCGTCCACGAACCCCTCATAAGTCTCTGATGTTATTCCCGTTTCCTTCGGCCAGCCTACTGTGTTCTGGAAGTATCTCCACGCGGATCTCGCTCGGTCTATGGGATGTCCCACAAACCAGATCACCGCTTTCATCTGTTTTGCTGGGGTATTGCGAATTGAGTGCATCTGCATTTCCTTAACCCCCAGATCAGTTAATAGTGTTTTGCGGATGCTTTGGCTTCCCGCCTTTGGGCAGACTGCTAAAACCTTATCCCCGAGATCGTAAAACGTCGCGCTCAAGGTCTAAGGATGCAGACCAGCGCCGGGGATGTGGACCCCGAAAGGTTAACTCGCAGATCATACTGGCTCTTACCAAGCTCAATCAGTTCATCTGCTGCCGCCGTGTAAGAGGCCCCGGCAATATCTCGCCACGTCCCACCCTCGTCCTTAAATTGCACCTTAGCCGTCCCACTTCCGAATGTGCCGGAAAGATGAACGTGAACCTTTTGGCTCGTCGACACAGAACTCGAATTCCCATCCGCGCTAATAGTCTCAAGCATCGCCATTCCTCATGTTATGTCGTCTGCTACGGGCCTCACCATCCTCGATGAATTGGCAATCGGCCTAACGGTATCGTTAGGATCAAAAGCCGCAGCAGCGGGCGTGGTGATGTCCAGTTTTGCGGAGGCGACCAGATTTCCAAAATTGTCGCCCATTGTGTAGTACACATCGTAAGCGGTTGATGCGCTGAGGCCCGCTATCGTAGCCGTCAGCAGCGCCCCACTTGCACCTGATGCCGTGCCCTTCGGCGCTGGAGCATCGGCGCTATCAGTCCCTGCGGCCACCTGAGCCGCTGTTGGGGCGCCAGCCGCGTCTGCTACCGCCACAATGTACAAGGTCACGGGGGGATTGATATCTGTCCCAATCCCGTTAACCTGCACATAGGTGGCGCCCAACCCAGATACAGCAGGCGTCTGGGTATAAGTCGGCGCACCCGCATCGGTTGTCTCCAGACCATGCGTGATATGCAGATCATATAGCCCAGGTAGGACAAGCGCCGCGAGCGCCATCAGGTGGCCCTGGTGCTCGTGGTCGGAGTGGTCCCGCTATCCAGAGTCATTGTATAGGCAGCCGTTGACCCATCCAGCTTCTTGACCGTCAGGGTTGTGCCGCTGACTTCGGACTCAGTTAGCCTCTGCATCATCACGAACAGGGCTTGTGCCAGCGTCGGCGCAGCTCCATCGGTGTTGTAAGATTCCGTCATTTGCGCGGTGAGGATGTCCGCTGCTGACAGATCATTAAGAGCCGCAATCGCAGCCGGAATGTCTGTACCCGTGTCCACAAGGATCGAGTCGACGTTGGTGTCGACGGTAGCCAAGGCCGTAGCAGTAGGAAGATCCTCGGCCACGCCAGAGACCTGTGTCACATTCGAGGGAAGCGGAGTCGCCCCGGTGGTTGCGGCCTCCAGAGCGTCAGCAGCGGCGCTGCTTCCCGATATCTGCGTGGCATTGGAGAGAACTCTTTCGCCAAACGACCCCGACTGAACGTGACCCGACCTCTGCTCATCCCAGACTGCATCCGCCACCGCATCCACCGTTGCCGCATCGATTCCGAAGTCGTTGATGAGCACATAAGCACTTGTGGCATCCGGTGTTACCGTCCAGGGCAGGCTGACCGTGGCGGCCTTTGTGCTGCCGTTATATGCCGAAATCTGCCTGTTCTGGCCCGCGCCTGTGCCTCCAATGATTTTGACAAACCCGTACTTGTAAAAATCAGTCGTTGCAGAGGCACCTGTGGCGTCTAGGGTAATGCTGGACGCGCCACCCGCTTGCGCGGTGCCAACC